AAGACAAACTGGTAAGATCCATCTTGTCGATATACCGAATGATGGAACAGATAACTGGCAATTCAGGACCGTTCAAAGTTTCGACGTTTCCTATACAAAAGTTTAACAAGGATTAAAAAATGCCATCTGCATACTACACAGGTGAGGGTGCAACCGCGAATTTCCCCGGCATCTCGTCGGCTTGCGCGCGAAGCATCTCTGTATCCGGTTTCTCGGTTGATAAGATCGACGCTACATGCCTCGACAGCAGCAACTTCAAAGAGTACATCCCATCGTTCCTCAAAGAACCCGGTGAAGTCTCTGCCACTTTTCGTTTTGATGGTGAGTTGCCAGTGGCGAGCGTAGGTACTGTTGGTACTGCGACGATCACCTTCGGATTACTCGACGGTGAATCGACAGCAGCATCTTTGACAGGAAGTGGATTCCTAACGGATGTATCGACTTCCGAGATCAATGGCACATCGCTCGTTGAGATGACCGTTACTTTTGCTTTTGATGGTATCGGTACTGAACCAGCGTTTACAGCAGGTAGCTAATAGAGGGTAAGCTATGAGTCGAGTTGAACTACGAAAGCACATGGGGATTGGTTTAGGGTCAGGTAAAGAAATCTTCCTAAATCAGTACATCGTGTTGCTCGACGGAAGGCAGGTTGGTTACAAGGGTTGCAAACATGGCGACCCTATCAACCTTACTTCACGCATACCAACGGATCTTGTGAAGATCGTTGAAAGTGAAATCGATCTCCTTCTTGGGGACGAGAGTAAAGCGAACGAGTTAATTGGAACTTGGTCGCATGAGGACACTACAGAAGTTGAACAGGGAGATACTGAAGATGACATCTTTGACTCGTGAGAAACTGCTTTCGCTAAAACCAACACCAAAGGAGGTCGAAGTGGAAGGTTTCGGTATTGTGTTCTTAAAGCCTTTGACTGAGTTGCTTCGTTCACGAAGATTGTCAGAGCTATTTGACGAAAAAGGGAAGTCTGACAAGACAACCCAAGAGAAGCGTCGAGCGAACATGATTATCGACCAAGTGTGCGATAAAGATGGTAATCCGATGTTTACTCAGGCGGATCTCAAGGACATCCTAGAACTGGATGGTGCAAAGCTCGATGAGCTTGTTCATGCGATCTTAGATTTCAACACGGAAGATGAAAAAAAAGATCAGGGCGAGTCGAAAAGCTAATTAAGCATTTCAAAAGAAACCATCGACTACGCTGGGCATTTATCGTCTGTCAGAAACTAAAGATAGATGACCCAGTGCATTGGATGGATACTGTAAGTCCCACATTGCTTGACCAGTGGATTGCCTTCGAGATTGTTCAGCGGGATACCGGGGAGTCGTCATCGGGAGATCCTGAAGATGCTAGAGAACAACTCAATTCGATGGTGAAGCAATGGCAAAAATGAGAGCAGGCGTAGACATTGCTGGTCTAATGCAACAAGCATTAAAGAATGTTCAAAATGACATTCAGTTAGCAATGCACAGGGAAGTCGCTGAGAAGCTAGGGACGGTAACTGCAATTACCATTCAAATGCAAATGCGTGCTAAAGGGATACGCAGAGCAAAAGCTACTGGTACGCATTTAAAGCGATCTGCAAAGGAGCAGGCGGCAGCAAACAGATATGGTTCGATGCTTGACACATACTACAAGGTATGGCGACAGCAGGATATGAACAGAGACATGGTTTTTGGTGGTCAGACTCTTGCTGCTTACAAAGCTCGCTTCAGGAATGATGGATGGAAGAACCATCATTACTGGGAAAAGATAGGTCCGGGAAGCGGATCTGGTAATGATTATGCTGGCGAGCATTACATCGAGGCATCACAAAAGATCCTTCGCCGCGAAGCACCTAAACTGATTGCTGCCGTTGCAAGGCGAGTGCTTACGCATCCAAAGTATTTCAAAGTCAAACACAAAGTCGGAGTTTAGGAGTCAAGGATGGCAAAGACAACGAAACTAATCGGCTACGGCATTAGCTTTGACATGAAGTTAGTTGGTGGTGTAAAGACCGCCGATGACTTCGCGAGGGCTGCTAAATCAGTACAAAAAAGCATCAACAAAAGCACCGATGCAACAAAGCAACACAAGTTGCAACTTGAGGTACTCGACCAGTCTCTCAAGAAAAACATTGTTACTCAAAAGCAGCACGACCAAGCTAGGTTTAGTGTCGAAGCAAAAGAAATAAAAAGACAGCAAAGACTTGAAAAGGAACGTCGATTAGTTCTTGGCTTAGATCAGCAGGAGTCGCTACTTGCGAAGAACAGGCAGCAACGCGCACGCATGGCAGGCATGGCCGCATCTGGTGTTAGCGGACTAGGCATGGGAGGTCGTGCTGCTGGTGCTGCTAGGTTCTTAGGCGGTACTGCTGGTCTTGGTCTTGGTGCTGCTGGAATGGGGTTGGGCTTCCTTGGTGCTTCCACTGTAAAAGAATCGATATCCGCTTTTGCAAAGCTAGAGTCTCAAGTTACTGCGATGAAGTCGCTTTTCGGAGAGGATATAGCTGGTAGTCTAAATAATCAATTCAGAGCGTTAGCAAAGACAACTATTCTTACAAATAGCCAACTGATTGAAAACGCTAAGACATGGGCTTCTTACGGTCTTACAACCGAAGGGCTGACGGACAGGCTAAAAAGACTAGGTACTGTTGCTGGTGGTAACTCAGAAAAGTTCAGAGCATTGACGATTGCGTTCGCACAGGTCAATGCTCAGGGTAAGCTGATGGGTCAGGAAAAGAATCAGCTTATCAATGCTGGTATGTCTTTGTCTGCTGTTGCCGATGCTGCTGGAATTTCAATGGATCAGTTTGCTGATGCCATGAAGAATGGAGAAATTACAGCAGAACATCTAAATCAAGCTCTTGTAAATGTGACGAGCGAAGGTGGTCTGTTTGCAGGATACCTTGAAAAGCAGGCTGAGACTATCACTGGAAAGATGACTATTCTTTCTGCATCTTGGGAGGAGTTTTTAGTTGCACTAGGAGAATCAGAGCAAGGTCCGGCTTCTGTCATATTGGACAAGATGATCGACGCTGCTGTTGAATTGAAGGCAGCCGCAGAATGGTGGTCAGGGAAAGGTTCTCCTCCTACTCCCGGAGTTGCAGGAGCGGAGGCAAGTCGATTTGCCGGAGGAGTAGTAGACACAGGCGGTGCGCAGGCTACCTATGGAGCAAGAGGTGGCTTCATGGGAGGAATGGGAGGAGGACTTCAGCCGTCTGTTAATTCTGAATCTGAGAGAGAGCGTACTGCAAGAGAAGAAAGATTAAGGGCTTTGGCAGAAGAAGAAGAAGCTACTAAAAAAAGAGAGGCTGCCGAAAAACAAATCAATGATCTTTTAAAAAAGCAATTCAAGCAGTACATGGATAACTTGCGTGCTGCTGAAGGCTTTATAGACAGAACTGGAAAGTCTTTTGCCATACCCGGACAGCCAACAAGATTAGAAAGGACTGGAACTGGCGTTATTTCTGACATCGAACAGCAAGGTCTATTTGAAGAAGCAGAAAGAATTGGTGAAGTCTTTGGCGAATCTGCAATGAATCAGTTTAAGCAGTTTTTTCCAGAGGTGTTCAGCGAAACATTCAAGGATACATTTGTTGGACCGATGCCCAAAAGCCAATACGACTTGGCAAAAGAACAGTCTGAAGAGGAAAGAAAAGCAAGGGAGCATCGTGAAAGTGAAGAGGCTAGAATTAGACAATTTGAGGTAGATGTCCTTAAAAGGGAGCAAGGACTCTTAGACGACAAGTTTAAGAACGAAGAACAGTTGATAAAAGATGAGTTGGACAGAAAGAAAAGAATGGCGAAGTCTCCTTCTTTTCAGTCGTTTGAGGGAGGTTCTGTTGCAGAGTTTATGTTTCTAAAGTCTCGATCAGAGCAGAACGAAACAGCAAAAGCTATAAGGGAAGCTGAAGATCAAGCAAAGATTCAAAGGCAGGAGCTTGCTGCAAAGAAAGAGGCTCAAGACTTAAATCTTGAGGCAAGAATAGTAGAACTTATTGGCATTATTCAAGGAACATTCGTTGGTCCACTTCGAGGTGAAATTTAGATGGCAACAGTAACAAGATCAGACTTCTCCATCACATCCAGAGTTACAGCAAACAATGCTGCTGGTGCTGGCATTACGATCAACAAGTCCTTCTCTCAAGACAATAAGAACGCAAGTTCTGTGATTG